TGGCTTTTGCGATTCGGGAGGCGATGCGGGTCTGGCGGCCGGAGATGCCGAGCTTACGACGCACGCGGCGGAGGTTAAGGTCGGGCGCCTTGAGCAGCGCGTCGACCAGGGCCTCGCGGATCTTGGCGAGGTTGTTCATCAGAAGGGAGGATTATCGGGGAGAGGCTCGGAGACGGTCGGCTTCTGACTGCCCTTAGGGTAGGTCAGCTTGTACTTGTATTGAGGCTTGCCGTTGTACTCGCCGGACGGCTCGGCCTCGACGCCGAGGAGGCACGTCTTGCCACAGGCCGGGGTGATGTATTCCATGAACTCGGCGGGGGTGGCATCTAGGCGCAGCTCCTGAGTGAACGTCCCGCTGTATTTCCCGACGAGCATCGCGAGGGGCTTGCCCCACTTCGAGGAGAAGGACTTGCTCAGGCAGTTGCCCTGGTCGTCGAGGAAGAAGAGGCGGCAGGAGACGGTGCCGTCTTCCCACTGCCTGATCTTGTCGAAGGCGGGCTTGATGAGTTTGAGTTTATACGTCCCCGCGGTCTCGATGGACTTCAGGGGCTTGCGGTCATTGTTGGGTTCCATGTTAGGCGAAGTTAATGGGGGCGGCGGTGGTCGTGCTCTTGATGTCGATGACCTGAATCTCCTCGGTGTAGGCGGGCCAGACGCCGGAGGCCGTGCATTCCTTATACAGGGTCACGGCTTTCTCGAAGTCGGCGATGGCCCAGGACATGAGCTCAGGGCCGACCTCACAAATCGAACAGGCGAAGGGCGGCTCTTTCTCGATGAAGAGAAAGCGGAAGCCGAGAGGGCGGCGCCCGGTCGCGAGCTCGTAGACGAGGCGGTACCAGTAGGCCTGGAGGTTGTAGCGGTAATTCCTGATCGCCTTGAGCATGCCCGCAGCTGACGCGTCGTCGGTGGTCTTGATGTCCCAGAGGTAGTCGCCGGCCACGCCGTCGATGGCGGCCTTGAGCGGGACGCCGTTATAGTCGACGTGATACATGACCTCGGTCGCGTCGAACTCCACGCCGAGGCGCTTGAGGGCGAAGCGGGCGGACGAGGCGACGAGATGCCCGAGGGCGGACTCCTCATAGTCGAGGATGGTCTTGCCTACGTTGGCGGTCTGGAAGGCGGCCCAAGTCTCCTTGCCTTCCTTGGTGCGTCGGTCGACCTCCGGGGCGGTAGCGTAGAGGTCGTTCAGCGTGTGAGGCTCGAGGATCGCGGAGTGAACGAAGGTTCCGAAGCGCATGGCCTTCGTCTCTTCGTGCGGGCTGTTGATGTAGGCCTGGTAGTGAGCCGGTGAGCCCTCGAGGAACTTCTTCGCGGCGGACTGGTTCAGCGCCGGGAAGGCGCGGTATTCTTTTCGGTCGTGGATTTGTGGCATGGGGGGAAAGGTTCAGAGGGCTTCGTCTTCGTCGTTCGGGTTGTGCTCTTCGACGTGGGCGGAAAGGAGGTTACAGAGGTCGATAGCGTTGTCGGCGGCGAGGGCCACGCGGTCGAGCTGGTTGCGGAGGACGCGCTCGTGGGCGATGACGGCCTTGATGCGGTCATAGATCGGCTTGATGTGATAGGCCTCCTCGATGTTCTCGACGTCAAGGCGCTCGAGTTCGGTTGCGGCCTCGTTGATGGCGATCTGGAGTTGCATCAGATCAGACCCGGCGAGGGTGACGGAGTCTTCGGGGGTCGGGCGGAGGGCGGAGACTTCGCCGGCTAACTGGTTGAGGATGTTCCTCAGGTATTCGCGGTTGGTCATTTGGTAAAGGTAAGTTCTTTAAGCTCCCCGTTAGGTGCGAGCGTAAAGAATCGGACGACGGAGCGGGAGAAGGACGGGTAGGTCTTGCGCTTCCAGGCGTTGAGGTCGGTCAGGAAGTCGGCGTGTTTGCGGGCGGTGAACTCGACGTAGGGGAAGCCGTCCAGGAATAGGAGGAGAGCGAACTGCTTCGGGACGGTGGCCGCGATCTTCTCGATGCCTTTGGGTATGTCAGCCATGGTTCCGGGCTTCCTGCCATTCCTCGATGGCGTCGATGAGCTCGTCGGCATGGATGCGCTGCGCGTGGCGGACGCAGTACCAGAGTTGGTCGCCGGCCTCGCGCATGCCTTCGAGGCGTTCCTCGAGCTGCTTGATGCGGGCGTCCTTGGCCGCGAGGAGGTTCTGGCCGTGAATGGCGCCCATCGCGGCGGAGATGGGGTCGAAGGGGTTGAAGTCCTTAGGGTCGCTCATCGGGTGAGGGGGCGGGGGGTGGCAGGGGTGACGCTGGAAACGGTCGCAGAACGGAAGCCAGAGGCCGCGGAGCCGTCGTCGTCCAGGTCGACACTGATTCCGCATGCGGTGCTGATGGACATCCGGCGGACGTAGGTGATCAGGCCGCCGACCTGTTGAGGGGTCAGGCCCTCGGACTTGACCAGGAGCGTGCCGAACTCGAACCGCTCGCCGGAGACGTGCAGGAAGGCGGTCGAGACGCCGACCTTGCCCTCCTGGCTGACGAGCGTCTGGATCAGGGCGAGGTCGTGGTCGAGGAGGACGGGCTTCACGGCGTCGAGCAGCGCGTCGAGGGAGACGTACTTGGCGGTGAAGTTGGCCTTCACGATCTTGTTGGCCTTCACGTTGTCGAGGGCCGCGAGGGCGGCGACGAGTGAGGCGGTGGCGGACTGGGTTTTGGGCGTGGTGCTCATGTGGGAAGAGTTACTTGTTGCCGACGGTGGCGGGGTCGGCGCCGGCGATGATGGCCTTGATGGCCTCGAGCGTAAACTGACGCGTGCGGCCGCCGATGCGGAGGTTGTAATTGTCGCCGGAAGGGCGGACGGTGGGCGTCAGGAGACGGGCCACGCGGTTGTCCGGCAGGAGGATGTACTGCGTGCCAGGGATCTCGGCGTTTGGGGAGAGGGTGTTTTTCTTCATAGGTGGAAAGGTTACAAAAAGGAGGGTTTGCCTGAGTTATGTTAACTCAGTTAATGACGCCGCGGATGGCGGAGTCGTAGATGAGCAGCGCGTCGGCCGTCCAGTCATAGACGTCGGTATGAGGGAAGAGCTCTTTCGCCCTGGCCTTGAGGTGACGCTTCCAGCCGGAGCCGTGGTCGGCCTTCTTGCCGACGGGGTGAGTCTTCTGCCATGCCTTCGGGTCGATGCGGCGGACTTGCCAGCCCATGGCGATCGAGGCGCCGTAGATCAGGCCGACGTTGAATTGCAGCTTGGCGATTGAGGCGCCGGGAATCTTCGGGCCGTAGCCGGCGACGCTCGGCGTCTCGAGGAACAGGGCGACGGACTTCGTCTTGCAGGAGAGCTCGGCCATCAGCTCGCAGATCTCAACATCCGACCCGGGCATCTTGCGCGTCTCGATGCCGATGCCGTCGACCGACCATACAAAGGCGCCGTTAGCACCGGGGTCGACAGCGATGACCATGTGAGACATGGTCGAAACTTTCAACGGCTCAAAACCTTTTGCGAGCGGAATAAATTAGCCACGCGGAAGGCGTAGTCGTTTGCCCGGAAGTCTCGGCTGCGGGCCTCCGTCCATCCGACATTCCAGACGAGCGCCATCTGTTCGGGGGTCGGGTCGGTCATGCCGATGCGGTGGAAGTTCGACCTGATCCAGCGGAGGTGCGAAGCGGCGACCATGTCCTGCGCCGTGGCGTCGCGCCATTTAGACCAGGGGAAGGCGTAATGGCCCTCGGCCTTGAGGCGGGCGGAGGCGTCGTCCCATGCGGCCTTGCCGACCTGATACATGCCACGCTCACCGGCCTTGCCGATGGCCTTGCGGTTGTGGCCGGACTCTACCGCGGCAACGGCCTCGAGGAAGGCGGCGTCGGTCTTGGCCTGGGCGTTGAGGCCGAGGAGCAGCAGGGCGACGACGGAGAAGCGCTGGTTGAGGGTCATACGCGGCGGGGGACTTGTGATCCGGCGACCTCGAAGCCGTCGAGCTCGTAGGAGTAGGTGATGCCGACCCAGCCACCGGCGGCGGCGTAGGCCTGGAGCGATACCTTCACGGCGCCGTCCTCGTGCAGGGCCTCGTGATAGTGGTGCAGGAGTTTCTTCATGCGGCCGGAGGCGATGGCGGTCTTGTTGGACGTGATGTCACCGGTCAGGATTCGCTCATTGATTTCATATACCTCGGAGAGCAGGGCGACCATGCCGTCGAGGTGGCGGAAACTACTCATGGGGGTGAGCGTCGGGGGTGATGACGCGGCCTAGCATGATGGCGGCGTCGATGTCGGCGATCTGCTTGCGCAGCTTGTCATTCTCCTCGAGGACGCGGAGCCATCGGGCGTGGTCGGTCTCGGCCTCGATGCGCCAATAGTTCACGTTGCCGGCGAGACGCTCGGCCTCGGTGCGGAGGTTTGCGATCTCCTCGGACTGGTCGGAGATGATATGCGTCTGCATGGTCACGGCTTGGTCGAGGCGGTCGGACATGGCCTTGAGGGCCACGGCGTTCTTGTGCAGCTGACGGGCGATGCTCCAGGGGAAGAGCCACCAGAAGGCGGGCAGGGAGTCAGGTCGGATGATGGTCATGGGTTGGTAGGGGCGGTGGGAAGGGTCAGGCATTAGCGGTAGGATTGGAACTTATAGGTTGAGATGTCGCGGGGGGCGTACTTGGGCTTAAGGTGCCCGGTGTTCGCCAGCCAGCGGTAGACGACCGACTTGTCCATGCCCAGGAGTTCGGCCGTCTTGCCGGCCATGTAGCCGGTCTTCTTGTAGACGGGGAGAATCTTCTCTTCCCAACCCGTATGGTCGTGCTTGTAGATCGTGCGGCCGTTGTGGTTGTTCAGGCGGTAGCCGAGGATGCGCAGCCACTGATTGACGCAGGACGACGACACGCCCAGGCGGGAGGCGATGTCGAGCGAACCGAGGCGCTCCTTGTGGTCGAGCTGCGGGAGTTGAGCGCGGAAGGCGAGAATGCGGTCGAACTTGAGTTGGCTCATCTTGACGCCGTTCAAGGTCTGCGTGGCCTTGGCGCCGCGGGGAGGTTTGGGGGCGGGCATGGTCTTACTTCGTGCGCTTGGCGTAGGGGCCGCGGCGGTTGATGTTCGACCAGGACAGGTTCGCCAGCGCGATCCAAGAGCGGACGGCGCCGACGGAGACGCCGAGGGCCTCGGCCGCATCGGCCTGAGACTTGCCGGCCGTGTTGAGGGCGTTCAGTTGCGGGAGCGTCTCGGCGAGACGGCGGGCGGCGTGGGGGAGCACCGGGCGGGACAGCCGGATGGGGCGGTCGCCGACGGTGATTAGGTCGATGGGTTCTTGGTTCATGTGGGTGGGTGGGAAGTTATTTCTTTTTGGGTTTATTGATAGGCATCCAATGGGAAAACTGATCGAGACTTTCGGTGTCGCCGTTAATGTCATCCCAATCATCTCGCGGTTCTCCGTAACTGTAACCGTCTCTCTTTTCGCAGGCCTTGATGTATTCTTCATCAAACCTGAAGAGACTGAGAAGCATCGGATACTTGTATTTTTTATGGAAAAACAAGCAGGCATCCTCGTGCTTAAACTTGCTTGAGTTAAAGGTTTTGATGCAGCGCCAGGTCATGGTGTGGTGTGGGTGGGAAATTAGCGGGCGCTGCGGACGGCCTTGGCCTTGACCGGCTCGGGGCCGTTGATGGCCCGGGCCAGTTCGGGGCCGGCGAAGGTGACGACGGCGAGCCATCCGAAGATGATGAGGAAGGAGAGGGCGATGAGGGACTTCATGGGTGTGTTTGCGTGGGTGGAGATTAGGCGAAGCAGATGCCGTAGGCGCGAAGGACTTCGTTAGCGTCTTCCGGGTAGCCTTCGATCTGCCAAGCGGCCCAAAGGTTGAGGGCGGCGGCCTTGAAGGCTTTGTTTGCTTTACGACGAGCGACCTTGTCTTCGGTCAGGCGGGCGGTGGCGGCGATACGGAGGGCGGTAATGGCTTCGGCGGTGGTCATGTTTTTTGTGGTGCCAGACCAATCTCTCAGACCAAATGCATTCCGTCAAACTCTTTTGCCGAAACTTTTGACAGGCACAAAAGACCCCCCGAGAGAAACCATCGTTGAGAGGGCCGGGGGGTTTACTAAGGCTAATGTGCCACCCTAGGGCGCCGCGTCAAGGGGCATTAGACCCCTCTGGCTTGCCCTAGGAGGCGTTTTGACGGCGGGAGCGTAAGAAGACCGCCACCCCTACCCCTAAGCACCCTACGGCCAAGGCCCAGCCAAGGTCGCGGACGGACTTCAGGGCTAGGGTCGCCGTGCTCATGTTGCGCTCGAGGTCGGCCGAGTCGGACTTCAGGCCCGCGTCCGTCACGATCATGACCAGGGCGTCGGTCGATTGCAACTGGTCGAGGACATACCCGGCGATGTAGGCCGACGACAGGGCCGAGACTCCCGCAAAGCCGGTGAGCAGCGTGACCGCGAGCAGGAGGTTACCGCTTCCGCTTAGTGACTGCTTTACCTTTGCCATGGGGTTTGGGTTTGCCGACGACCGCGGCGACTTCCTTCTCTCCGCGGGCCTTGATGTATTTCATCAGGTAGTCCAGACATTCGGGGGCCGCGTAGCCGGCCGCACCGACGACTGCCATCTTCAGGCCCGGGCTTTGGATGTGGTCTTGGATGCCGTAGCCGACCAAGGCCGCGGTGATCGCGGCGGCGAGGACACGGCGCACGACCCATCCCAGGGACACGGGTTCGGTCGAGAGCAGGAGGCGGGCCGTCATGGCGAGGCCGCCAAGGACTGACGCGACGACGCCGTCCTTCAGCTCTTTCGGCAGGGACTCGGGGTCGATGGGCGGAGGAGGAGGGCTCACGAGATGCGGGGCGGCTTGGCGTTAGGTTCGAGCAGGACGCGGCGGTAGTTCTGAGACCAGAGCACGGCGCAGATCATCTTGCCCGTGCGGTCGACCTCAGGCTCTGACATCCCTGGATGGGCGAGGTGGGTGACCTCGTGAATTAGAACTTCAAGGGAACGCCGTGCGCCGAGCCTTGGATCTATCTCCAGCTTGTTCTCGCCGATGAAGGCCTGTCCCCAGGCACGCTCACGGCCTAAGCGTCGGCTGACGACTTTGACCTTATTCTTGCGGCGGCTCATCGGTGGGAGAGGGCTTGTTCACCGAGTCGCGCACCTTGTCGGCCAGCCACCAGAGACCGAGGCCGCAGGAGATGACGATGGTCGCACCGGCGGCGTACTCGAACCAGGGCGAGTCGATGATGAATGGAACCGATCCGCAGAAGGCTCCGCAGAGTAGCAGGGGCAGACCGATACGCGGGCCCATGAAGGCGGTCGTCAGCGCACCGATGACGGCGAGGCCGGCGCCGACGAGCGTCCAAGTCTGGGCGGAGGCGTCCTTCTTCACGCGCTCGACCTCCTTAGTCAGCTCGACGATGCGGGCGTCCTTCAGGCCAGAGACGCGGGCGGCTTCCTTCTGGTCGGCCTCGAGCTTCTCCCATGCCTTGTTCACGGCGGTGGCGAGTTTGCGTCCGAACTCCATCTGCTTGGCGTAGTCGATGGGGTCGGCCTTGGTAGCCCGGGCAACGGCGAAGGCCACGTCCGCCTCGGGGGGCGGGGGCAGATAGGACTGAGCGAGGCGAGACTCCGCGACGACCACCTTGGGCTTGTCGGCGTTCTTCTCGATGGCCACGAGCGCAGCGCCTACGCGGTGATCCGTCTTGTCGAGGTCTTTGCCTAGGGTCTGGACGGCGTCAGGCTTGGTCGGGGCCGGCGGCTGGACGGGCAGGGGCGGCAGGGCGTCACCCTTGCGGAACAGACTGCACCCGGTCAGGGCCAGGACGGCGATGACCAGGAGCAAGCGCACAGGGTCAGCGTCCCTTGAGCGCGTCGAGAGCGGCCTTGCCCTTGGCCTCCAGCTCGGAGGCTTTGGCGGCGTGCTTTCGCATGACGAGCAGACCCGTGATCAGGCCGGCGATGAAGGAGAGGATTGCGAGGATCATAAATTATACGATGCGGGCAGGGACTGCGTAGATAGTGCCTCCGAAATTAACAAGTAGTTCGCTAGGGTAAGAAGTAGAACTGTTATCAAAGGAACCTGAAATGGGATTGGCTTGGGAGCTGCCATTAAATTGGACACTATTCGGCGCCGTGATCAGCAGCGTGCCATCTCCGAACATGATGCCGTTCGCATCGACCTTGAGCGCGGCGGTCGTATCCGGGGCGACGCCGATTCCGACCTTGCCGTTGGCGTCGACGACGAAACGGGTGGCGTCAGGGGACGTGCTGTCCTCGACTTCGATGGCGTTTGCTGCTCCGAGCTGAGTGACACGCAGGGCGGCGGTCGATGAAGAGGTCGTGTTGATGACCATCTGGCCCGTGAACGTGTTGAACTGGTTCAGGACGGCTAAGTTGTAATTAATCCCGCCAATCCGATAGGTGATTTTAGGGGAGGCAGCGTTTGAAATCCAGAGGTCTCCGTTCGTTGCCGAAGCCGGTGCAGAGTCGCATTGCCCTCCGAGGTTCACGCTCGGGCTTGATGCCGAAATCGTTGCCAAGTTGACCTTACCCGTGAACGTCGCCCCGGAGAGGTTCGCCTTGCCCGCAGCCGATGCGATCGTGAAGTAAGTCGAGGCCGCGGTCGTGACTTCGAGCTTGGCCGAAAGAGCGCCAGCGAGGTCTACCTGATTGCCCAAAACCCCGGTGATAGAACCCCAGGCAACGGAGGCCTCGGGAACCGTGCCGCCAACATTGACCGTCCAGAGCGAGAACGTGCCCGAGCCGGAGTGACTGCGCACATCGACCGTCATGACACCCGTGCCGGAGTTGTACGTCAGCACCTGGGCGTGCATATGGTTCGCCGCGTCATAGGCGATGACCACGTCCTGCTGCGGGGTGTACGACAAGCCCGTGCCGACGGTCAGGGTCTTGTTCGCGTTGTCGATGGTCAGGCTCGTCGTCGAGCTCGTCAGGTAGCGGTCGCCCGGGATGAGGGTCGCAAAGGACGCGTCAAAGTTCGTGCCGGAGTTCTTGGTCAGGACTTGGCCGACCGTGCCGCCAGTGGGCAAGCCGGAGCCGGCGACGAAGGCGGTCGTCTGAATGGAGGTATCGGGGAACGTGATGCCCGACGACGGCGAGATCACGAAGGAACCGAAGGTCGTGTGCGTCAGGCTCAGGGAGGTCGGCGTATACTGGCCGACGTTAGCGCCTGAGCCCTGCAACGTGAGACCCGCAAAGGTCGGGGAGTTAAGCGTGCCGAGGTTGAGGTTGTCGCGGGCCGTGGCGAAGTTGGTCAGGCTGCCGAGATTATCGGCTTTGGTCAGGTAGGGCGTAAGCGCCGAGGCCGTCAGGAAGCCCGAGGGGTTACCAGTGAGAGGATAAAAACCAGCGGTCACCCAGGACTCGGTCGCGTAGCCGGCGAGAGATAGGGTCGACCAGCCAGTCGAATAATCGAGGTTGCTCGACTTGGTCAGGAATTGGCCCGTAGTTCCGCCAGCAGGGACGCCGACGCCGGGAGCTCCTGGGACGCCCTGAGGGCCGGCAGGGCCGGCAGGGCCGGCGGGGCCAGTAGCGCCAGGGGTGGCGACGGTGCCCGACAGCGTTCCCGCGATCAGGCTGTTGAATGTTCCGTTGATGGTCGCCATGTTAAGCTTGAGTGATGGTCTCCTGGATCTGCACGCGGAAGATGGTCGAGTGCGTCACGGGGCCGCCAGGGAAGGTGAAGCGGATGTCCCAGCTCGCGAGGCCGAGCGCCCAGTCGGCGGTGTCACCGGGGAAGGTGGCCGTGAAGGAGAGGCCGTTGCCGGCCAGCACGATGACGAGGGGGTATTCCTTGCCGCTCCGATCGCGGAGGGTCGAGGCGATGGTCGTGCCGAGGAGGTTGACGGGCTCGCCGGCCCCGGGAACCCACGTCCAGACGCTGGAGAAACTGTCCCCTCGGGAGAATACGGCGGTATTGGAGCAGCTCATCGGGTCTTCTTAACCCTGCCCAGATTGGCAAGGGGGTCAGAATGCCAAGGTCACCGCGGTAATGTCGCCCGTAGGGGTTGGCCCGATATTTTGTCCGAAGGGGTCGGAGCCGTCAAAAGCGGTTGCGCCGACGGTCACCGAAGATGTCGTGCCCGCATAGAAGGCCCCGGTCAGTATCGCGGACTCATAGTCCTTATCTAGGCCTGTTGCAACGGACGGGAGAAAGGTGCCAGGGTTGAGCGGGTCTTCGTAGAATGCGCCGAAAAAGAAACGCTCCTCGATTGCGGGAGGGCTCCCGCCGGAAAAGGTTGCGTAGTCGTTGTAACCAGGCGCGGCAAAAGGAGTCCCGCGGAAGAGGCGACCTTGGGCGTCGACTGCCCGGATAGGAGCGCCCGCACTGTATTTATAATAGTCGTATGCGTGAGACGAATTGCTAAAACTAAATCCGCCAGTGGTGTGTTGCGCAGCATAGACGGGAGAACGTGCTTGCCCCCAAGTAAACAAGGTGACGCCGAAAACCTGGGTTCCGCCGACAGTAAAATAGTCCTTTGTCAGCGGAGGCAGGGGCATCAGGCGCGGGCGAAGAAGTACTTCGCGGTAGATGTGCCGACCTTGATTCGGTCAGACCACTGAGAGCCGCACGTCAGCTGAGTGATGACAATCGGGGTCGCAACGCCACCCGGGTTGGTCTGGTCTTGGTAGGCGACAGCCAGGAGGAAGAAGGCGGAGTCGTCCGTGGCCGGATGCTGAATACTCGTCGAGATGATGCGCGGATAAAGGATGTCTGTCTGATCCGTCACAGGGTAGATGGTCGGAGGAGTGGAATAGTCCGCCGAGACCTTGAGGTAGATATACGAGTAACCAGTGGCCGGGTCGAAGTTGAAGGCCGTCGTCGGGGTCGGAACGTAGTCGAGGCGCTTAGTCGCAAGCGGGGCGATGCCGATCTGAGGGATGACCGAGTTCACCATGCCAGGCGTGCAGCTGAATTTGTAGGTCGTGCCTGAGGATTCGTCGACGATGGTGAACGGACAGACCTCCTCGGTGACCGGGTAGACGGCCCACGGCGCCCAGGGCTTCTCGATGTTGAAGTTCGTCCCTAGGCTGGACGAAGTGAACGTGTAGCCGACTCCGGGTTGAATAGACATCGGTCAGAGGTTGATGTAAACGTCCGGCGGCCAGCCTTCCTTTGAGAATCGGATCTCATAGTTTACCTTATAAATCAAACCGAACTCTTCGACGTTGGCCTGAGAGAGAAGGTTTAATTTCCCGTAAGGGCCTGTTCCGACTTCAGCCCAGTCGGGGAGAAGCTTGAACGCTCCCCAGGTATTGCCGGCGACTGCCGTGCCTAGGGAGTCGATAATCATGCGAGCAGACTGATGTGCATTGACATAAATCACGCCAGTGTAGGTCGTGGTCGTTGCGAGATATTGAGTCTTGCCGAAAAGATAAGGGACGGTCGGGTCGACGAAGCCGATGAAGCGCCCGCCCATGCCCGTCTCGAAGCACGCGCCGTTGTAGCCTTCGGAGGACGGGACGACGACGGGTTTGCCAGCGTTCGGAGAAGGTGCGACCGCGATGACCGTGACGGGAGGCCCGAGGGTCGAGTCGTCGTAGAGACCGCCGAAGTCGGAAGGCAAGCCTGCGAGAGGGCCTACAGTATACCCGCCAGCCTGCTCAAAGAAGTTAGGATGAGAGGTGATGTTCTCGGCGGTCAGGCCGTTCGCCGCGGAGGTGTTTGCGTTAGTCCATGCGCCGCTGTTGACCGTCGGGTCGATGCCGACGTAGTCCACCTTCACCGTCTTGAACTGTAAGTTGTCGTAGCTGATGCTCGACTTGTGCGCCTTGAGGTAAGTCAGGCCGCCGAAGTCCAGGGGAGCGCCGCGCTGCGTGACCGGGACGGGGGTCGCCCAGTCGCACTTGTAAGTCGCCGACGCGGTGACCAGTCCGAAGCCGTCCGACATGACGGTGATCCCGGGCTGGATAAGCTCGGAAGAGAGGGCGTTTCCTGTGTTGACGATGGCCATGGTAGATTAGACGGCTCCCATCTTCTGGAGGGTAAGAGGCACGGCCTCAGTGAACGGAGAAGGAACCATGCCGCCCTTATTGATGAGGCTCTGCTCCTGGAGGATAATCTTAATTTCCTCGAGGATCTCATTCTGGCGGGTCATCTTTTCCATGACCGGGTTCGCGCCGACGCCGACGACCGTGCCGAAGCCTTCGGGGCCCTTGAATGAGCCGGCCTTGGCTTCAGATTTTTGCTCAGGGTTAATCCCTGCCTGGGGATTCTTCCTAGCGTCTTCAGCGATCATAGCCTGAACCCTAGACTGAATCTCTGGGTCATCTTCAATGAGGCCTGCCTTTGTTTTTTTGAATGGGTGACCGAAGAACTTTTCTCTGTATGCTTCGTCATACATTTGTTTGCCGCGTGGGTCATTCTCCAAGAAATCCTTTGTAATTTTTTTACGGGCAGCAGCGGCCTGCTCAACCGTCTCCTTGTCTTTCTTTTCGTTGTTAAGCTTGTTGGCGTAGTAACGATCCTGGGCGGACATTAGTTCGTTCGTACCTTCGATGGCTGCTTTATTAGCGTCTTCTTGTTTCTTTTGATTATCTGCAATTAATTTGCCGATAAACGCAGTGGCAGAAGCAACGAGCGCCATAGGGCCTAGGGCCGACAAAAAGATGTCCTTGAAAGACGTTCCAAACTTGTTGCGGATGTCCTGAAGTTGCTTGTCGAAACCAGAGACAGCCGTCTTCGCCTTATTCATGGCGTCCGGGACGTCAGAGTCCGTCTTAACTTTTAACGTAAGGTCTTGGGACATGGGCTCTTTACCCTGCGGGATTGGCAACGGGGGCTTCCCCTTCGCCGGCCTTCAGCTGCTCTTCGATGTAGGCCTCCTCTTCCGGGGACATGATCGCCACGTCGACACCCTTGCGCATGGCAAAGGCCGCGTTCATCCAGATGGCCTGACACTCCGGCATCTCCCAGGCACGCTTTTCGTCGATGCCGTTGGCCACTAGGTTTGCGACGATGGCTAGCGGATACGGGAGGCCCTTGCTTCCTCCGCTCTTCTTCTGATCTTGCTCCCAGAACTTTGGCCAGTTGTCGATTAAGATGTAACCTGAGAAGGCTTTAACGAGCGCCTCAAATCGATAAGGGTTACTGGATAAGTAAACAATTCTGGCTTTGTCGATTATGCTTACATTACCGAGCGTCTCTTCAGCGCATACCTGACATGCAAACAATAAGTCTGCGGGCGTAATGCCGCGATCACCTGTCACCAGTGGGGAGTCGAACGCATGCAGGCGCACGCGGTACTTGAGGCACCACGGGTAAAGAGTCCTGCCTAGTAACTTGAACGGGGCAGGGTCTACCTGGCTATTGAGGAAGCGCCTGTCCACTCCACCAGACTACGCCCCTTTCGGGGGTGTCAATTAGTAGGTGATCTCTTCGTACGACTCGGCAGTGACCGAGACGCTGACGAAACCTTTACTAGATCCACGGTCGTCGACCTTGGTGATCACGCCCGAGAAGCTGACCGAAGCGGAGCCGCCGGGGTAAGCCGAGGCGGTCTTCGCGGTGAAGGATAGGGTCGCGCCGAGCTGCGGGACGGACGTGAGCTTGGCCACGCCCTCGACGGTGATCTCGGAGCGTCGGTCGTCGTAACGGGCCGTCACGGTCAGGCCGGACTCATTGACCACCGTGCCGGTGTTGTTGAATCCAGAGCTGACCGAGTAGCTCTGCACAAAAAGGGAGGCAACCTGGCCGGCGCCGATTCCATAGAGGCAGACTACGCCTTTGTTTACTTCGCTCATCTTACTCCTGCTTTAATTGGCAACCTACTCGGGGTTCAGGCAAGTGAGGATGTCGAAGGCAAAGGAAGTCGCCCAGGAGCGCTCGTCGATGCCCTCGTCTTCGGAGACATAGGTCACGTCATAGCAGAGCGCATCGCCGGTCACCGCGAAGGCGTCTTGGATCAGGCCCACGCTCCGCATGCAGTCGGACAGGGCGGCGCAGCGGGCACGGTGGACGGCCAGGGTCGTGTCGTCGGCGTTCGAGAAAAGGGTGATGCGGACGGAGCAATCGAAGTTGCCAAGGCCTTCGGGGAGGTCGCCAGGAGCCCGGGCCGAGTCGCAGAGCACGACGGCCTTGGGTAGGGTCTGGGTCGCGGCGCTGTCACCCGTGAGGATGGCCACGCCGGCGAGTCCAGCCTGGGCGGTGAGGTAGGTCGCGAGCGTGCCCTCGACGATGTGGCGAATGGATTTGGTAAAGGCCATGTTATTTGCGGTTAAATTTGTTGATGGGCTTTCGCATGCGGTAACGGATCATCGCGGGCATCTGCTTGACGCGGTTTCCGTAGACTAGGCCGAGGACTCCCGCGTCGTCGGCGATTGCGTTGATGTTTCCTAGGGTGTTGGTCACGGAGACTTCGGCGATCTTGTCGGTGAAGGTCGTTATGCTAGTCCCAATAACTCTTGAATGCGAGGTAATCCATGTGGCCTTACGTAACTCGGCTCCAGGCTCACCTTTCTGCCCGTTAGGCTCTTTTAGGCGCGGCAGGCTAGCCATTCCCTTTGCCCATCCTGACTTGATAACACCTACCATTTGCTGGCGACGCTCAATGTATTCTTTCAGCTCGTTCTTATCCTGGACAAGGAGTTTCGCAGAGACTGCTCGCTGGCCTTTCTTGATTCGACCCCCGAAGCGGGATTTTACCTGATCATGGATTGGACGTAGGTCTCGGACGAAGCCCTGTGTGCCATACTCGCTCTTTACAGGGTTGGCCCTGTTGAGGAAGTTCTTCGCCTTGGCAAAAGCCCTTTGCTTGTCGGCGTCGTTTGCAATCTTCGAGAGGATGCTGCGCTGGCCGAGCATGCCGGAGAGTTTGCCGCCGTCAGTGAGCCTAGTAAATGTTCCGAAGTCGCCAGTCTTCACGGCAAACGCAACTTGGTTGACCAAGTTGCCGGCAACGCCACGAGCTGAAGAGTCGTTTGCGGCCACGAAGATTTTGGAGATGTCTCCAGCCACGGCTTTAAGGCCTGCCTTTTTTGCGGAAGGGCTAAGCCCGTTGCCCCCGCCGCGGGGAAGGGGAGGGGTGAACTTGGCCGCGTCCTGACAGGCAAGCATGCCCTGCTCGAGCACGGCGTCGCGCATGGCGATGCCGGAGTTCTTAGCGAACTGGCGGCAGGCCTCCACGAACTCCGCAAGCGACTTCGGCTCGATGGAAACCTTTGAGGCCATTACTGGTTGTCGTCGATGACGACGAGGGTGACCCACGCCGACCCGGGCTTATAGGTCTGGGTCGTGATGCGGACGTTCTTCCCGCCGGCCACGATCTTCTTGCCCTGGGCGAGAGAGGCGATGGGGACGCCGCCGACGATGATGGCCGTGGATGCCCCCGTAGACCCGTCTGGAAGGCTCCAGGAGGCCGTTGCAGCGGGGATGCGGACATTGTACTGGGTTCGCTCCATATAGCCCCCAGCTTCGAGCACGGTCTGCACGGCGGGGTCGGAGATAAGACAAGCGAATGTAATCGCTCCCGAGTTGGCCGAACCGGCCACGGCAAAATCGGCGACCATCTCCTTCGCGTCGGGCAGGAACTCAGAGTATAAACTCATAACCCTGCGGCCATTGGCAAACAGGCACAAAAAAGGGGCCCCTTGCGGAGCCCCCGTTTTCGATGTCAGGCCGCTTAGGCAGCGGTGACGTAGCGGACAGCACTCGTCCCACGGCCCTTATTGGCGCCGATGAGGATCTGAGCGATGCAGCGGATGTTACCCGTCTCAGCCTGACCGACGAGAACCTGGACGGAGAGACCCGACTCGGCGGTGGCGACGCTGGCATTGAAGCCGGCGATTTCAGCCATCGGCACCCCAGTCGCGACCAGCAGGGAATCCGGGCCCATGGCCACGCCCGCGAGATTCTCGACGTTCGGGATCTGGTTCCACTGGTAGATGTCCATGCCGGCGACCTGACCGACGTTGCCGGTGGTGACAACGGTGTTGGCGCTCGGGTTGAGGGAGCTGACGAGGGAGGCCGAGTTGCGGAGGGCCTTCAGGTAGCCGTTGCCGACGAGGAAGGAGCGGGGCTGTCCGGCCTTGGCGGTGTCGAGGAGGAACTGAGCGTTCACGACGTCGTCATAGCCGAAGTCATTGACGGTGACGATTTCTTCCGTGGCGAAGTTGGCGGTCGTGAAGACGGCACCGATTTCTTCCCAGCACTTGTCGACGATGGCCTGAGCGGCGGTCTTCGCGTAAGCGTTGATAAGGTACTGCATGCCGAACTCCTGGATGTCCAGGGGGCTGAACTCGTCGACGTACTTGAAGTGCTTGAGGGTGACCGAGGAGTTGGTCATCGTGGCGCCGTCGACATCCGCGAGGGTGTTGGTGGCCTTGTTGAATTCCGAGGCCGTGCCCGAACCCATGATCGGGACGAAAACGGTTTTGCCCGCGCGGCCGACAGAGGCCGAGAGGTTGACGGAGATGTTGTTGAGGATGGGCAGCTTGCCGGCGACGGTCTGGACGATGTAGTCAGACAGGATAGCCGGAGCGGTAGGGAGGACGGTAGCCATAGTAGTGTGTTAGGGAGTGAGGGTTAGAGGGAAATGAGAGCGGCCTTGTGCGCGTTGAAGAACGCGATGCGGGCCTGACCAGGAGGGAGAGCGAGGTAAGCGGCCTTGATGTCGGCGTTGCTCATCTTCACCGGGGAGTCGCCCTTCGGAAGTTCGACGGGCTCGGTGCCGAAGGAGGCGACGATCTTCGCGGCTTCCTTCGAGGCGGTGGCCTTGGAGCCTTCGAGCTCGGCGACCTTGGCCTTCAGCTCGGAGGCTTCCTTTGCGGAGGCTTCGAGGGCGGCGGTCAGTTCGGCGACCTTGGAGGACGAAGCGGCGGCCTCGACCTTGAGGGACTCCAGTTCGGCGGAGGCGCCGACGGTCATCTTCTCGACGGTGGTGCGGAGGTCGTCGCGTTCAGCGGTAAGGCCCGCAAGCGAGGCGGCGGCCTGGACGAGTTGCTCTTCGATGGTCATGCTAGTCCTGCGGAAATTGGCAACCTTAGCCGAGGGGACGACGGCCTCTTCGACCTCGTCTTCGACTTCTTCTTCGGACTCTTCGACGACTTCAGGGACATCCTCGGGGGCCATGACTTCCACGCCCAGGGCGGCCACGGCCTCGCGGCTGTCGGCTCGGTTGTCGATGAACAGGTCGACGCGCTCACCCTTGTCCAGGCGTTCCTTGATGACGCGGGCCTTGAAAGCCGGGGCCTCTTCGGTGCCGTCATTCATAATCAGCTCCTGATACTCGAGGCCGGTGGCGGCGAGGTCGGCCACGGTCTTCTCGCGGTCGGACTCGGGGCGGTTGGTCAGGATGACCACCTCTTCGGCGGTCTCGTCGATGAAGTCGATGACACGCTCGACGGGCTTGCCGTCTTTAAGGATCGTGTCGTCGATGTCGGTGAAGATGCGGGGCATAGTTGTATCTATTTGGGTTAAAGTCTTGGGGGAGGACAGGGCGGACGCTCCGGCCTCGCGGTCGAGCTGCGCGACCTTGGCCTCGACCCAGTCGGCCGTGCGCATGATGTCGCCAGAGGTCGGGCCACCCCAGAGAGCCCAGGCTACGGCGCCGGCTCCGGGGAAGTCGTCGCTCGCGGGCTTGTTCTTCGGGGCGTCCATGTCCGGGCGGTGGCGCTGGAACCAAGGCCCCATACGGCGCAGCTTGTCTTCGGAGACTTCGCCGGCGGCCATCTCGCGGGCTTCGCGTAGGGTCTTGTCCGTGACGCCGTCGCCCGACTTGCCCTCGGCGTGCCATTCAAGGCCGCGTCGGGCAGCGTCGGAGACGTAGTCTGGGACGCCGATCGCCATCAGAACGAACGGAGGGCGGCGGAGAAGGAGTCGGCCAAGCCCGTGACTAGGCCCTGGGCGGCGGCTTGCTTGCCGGAGAAGACCTGACCGCGGAGAGCGGAGTCGGCGACCATCTTGCGCTTGGCACGGATGGCGGCCTTGAAGTCTTCATGGATTCCGTCGACCGAGGCCTGAAGGTCGGCCATCTGCTCGTCGGAGAGGGACGTGCCCTCGATGCCGGCGCCCTTGAGGGGAGAGCCGGATGACTTGATGACGACCATACGCACGCCCTGGGACTCGTAGAGCTTGGACATGTCAGGGATAGCCATGTAGACGCCCACGCTGCCGACGGTGGCCGATGGGGAGGCGACGACGCGGTCGGCCTGAGAGCCAAGCCAGTAAGCAGCCGAAGCCATCTCGCTATCGGTATAGGCCATGGTCGGCTTGCCCACGTCGCGGATCTTGTTGGCGAGCTCTTCGACGCCGGTGACCGTGCCGCCAGGGGAAGAGATGTTGAAGGCAATCTTCTCGACCGCAGGGTCGGCCGCCATCGCGTCGAGCGTGGCAGAGATTTCATTCACGTCGGTGACGCCCATCATGCGCTCGAGAGGGCTGACGCCCTTGGAGATCAGGCCGACGATAGGGATGACGCCCACGCCGTTCTGGATATACGGCGCAGGGGCCACGCCGAAGATCTGGGCGAGCATGTCGGAGAATCCGAACTTGTCGGCCATGACCGCGAAGTCTTGGGCCTTGGACGGGTCGATGAGCATCGGCTCACGGCCCTTGAGTGCATGGGAGAGGAAGCGGGTCATTTCTTTTCGTTAAGGTTGGTGCCGGGGAGCGGTTCAGCCTGGTCGACTTGGGCGACCGTGCCGAGCGGGGTGTTAGTCGGGCGGAAGAGCAGCTCGAAGGGGATGCCGTACTGCTTCGCAAGGTTCTGAATATGCGCCATGTCGGCGGCTCGCTTCTCCATCTCGGAGCGGAAGTCGAGGCCGCGCTGGCCGTAGAGCTCAGACATGGACATCAGACCCATCTCGATGTCGGCCCGGTCATTCGCAGCCTCGCGGCCGGCGTCGACGGTGACAGACTTCGGGGTCGTCCAGGAGGCAGACCACCAGCGGGGGTCGTCAGGGATCTCGCCGCGGGCGATACCGTCTGCGATTATGTACTCATACGTTGGTTGGCAAAAGGCCTCAACGATGACATTCTGATATTTTCCGAAGACCCGTGCGCTCTTCGCGGTGACCAGGCGAACCCCGGCTCCGCCGGCGGCGGTGACGTCCTTCACGAATTCGTAAGGGAGGACGGAGCAAATATCTTTTTCGAGCGCCGCAAGGAAGCCGACGAAGGTCGAGTTCGGGCGCTTGCTCTCAAAGGACTCGAAAGAGTCAGAGGACTCGAGCACGATGGCCTTGCCGCCCATCTGGCTTGCGATGATCTCAGCGGAGTTGTGGTTCGACGAGATCTCGGAGGCCGCGTCGTCGTCGAGGAAGCCAGAGCCCTTCTTGATGACTCGGGTCACGTCGCCGTTGTCCTTAACGGCCCGACGCTCGAGCTCGAGGATCTCCTTCACGTCCTGGATGCTGTTGAGCGAGGACTGAAGCACCGGGACGCCGCGAGAGCCTGAAGCGGTCTCCATGTCCATGACGTGCATCACGGACTGAGCCTCGACCTTCTTCGACGAGCCGTCGGCCTTGTAGACGTTGTAATAGGTCGGCTCGTTATACTTGCCGAAGCCGATGCCGTCCCAGCAATCCGCAGGGGTGTCTGCGTCGGTAGGGTCGCCCACGCGGTGGGCCTCGATGGTCTGGATCTGGGCGCGGTCACCGTTGACGACCTTGATGGCGAAGGCATCTCCGTCGCGGATAAGGGCGCGGATGAGGATGGCCTGACACTGATAGAAGGACTTGCCGGAGACGTCGATGCGCTTGGACTGGCGGGCGAAGTACTCCTCGTAAAGACGGGAAGTCTCCGGGTTGTCTGCGTGCGCCTGGGGCTTGATGCCGTCGCCGACGACGTAGATGCAGAGGTCGTTAAGGATTTGACGGAAAAGAGCGGACTCGCGCTCGGCCCAGCGGCACTTCTTGACCATCTCGTTGCGATCCCAGGGCGAGAGGTCGCGGCGCATGTCGTCCGGCTGCGGAGCGTAGATGACGCGGCGGGCGTAGGTCTGGACGGTCGAGCCCCACTGGTTGCCGCTGTACTGATTGTTGAACGTGGCCCCACTCGACGCGGCCTGAGGCGCGGTCATCGGCTTCTTCCTCGCGGAAGGCTTAGCGGGCTTCTGGTCTTTCTTGCGGGGGGCCATAGATTATTCGTAACGGTTATCCCATCGGGTGTAAACCATCGTCGAGCGGCGACCATACTTGCCAGGATCCAGACGGCTCAGGGCGAACATCGCCTCGTTAAGCATCTCCTTCGGAGGCAGGGCGAACTGTTTCGTCGCCGAAGAGCCGGAGTCAGAGTAGGACATCAGGGTCTTGCCGTCCATGATGAGCTGGAGAGCCTTCGACTTTAGGTCGAGCAACTCGCATTCCGTTAGACCGATGAAGATGCCTTGGCTCATTCTAGTCCTGCGTTAATTGGCAACGGAGGGGGCGGCGACGCCCATATCCACGCCACGAGCTCTTCTTCCCGCAACTATCGGCGCCGCCGCTTAGGTAAAGTCTCCCCGAGTTCACGCGGAAGGCAAGTCGGTTTCGGTTGTTTCCTTCCCGACGATGCCCCAGCGGACGGCCGCCAGGAGGCCGAGCAGCTCGCAGTCGAAAGCATGGTTATCCTTCTTGCCCTGAGGGAGCAGCCACTGGGGCTTCCCCGTGCGCCTGTCCTTCACGCGGACTTCGGCATTCATCTGGTCGACGTAGTCCTGGCCCGCGTCGAGCGAGTAGGTGAATACTTTCCGAGAGCGGAGGCCGTGCAGGAGGTCTTTGCCGGCGAGGTTCGACCACACGATCAGGACGGCCCGCGCCTGAAGACCGGGCACCATGATGGCCTGTTTGTCGGAGTAGAAGCGGCGGGTGGTCTTACCGTCCTTAGTCGTGACCGAGAAGTCTTCGTTGCCCGACCCCTTCGCACACTTCCAGCCGCGGGCCGCGGTCTGCCGATAGACGTCCGTAGCCTGGTCACCCGAGTCGACCATGACCATGGCCTGATGCACGCCGTGCTTTTTGACGAAGGCCTCGAGGTCGTTCCATGTGTCAATTTTCGCGAAGGCCTTGAGGCGGCTGTGCCCGGTGCGACTCCACCGGCGGATGGCACAATAAAAGAAACCTCGCTGCACGTCGATGCCGGCCGTGCGGAAAGGGAAGGAGCCTTCGGGCGCTCCCTCGCGGTCGACGACGCGGCCCTTCGGGGTGATGACTGACTCCCCTTCCCAGTCGTCGGTCATGTTGTAGTTCGCGGCCTGGGCGATGTTCACGATCTCCCCGCCCTCTTCCGCCCATGGCAGGGCCAGACGCTTCTGCTTGAACTGCCGGCGGGCCTCCTCGTCGCCGTAGATGTCAGCGGCCTCCTTCGCCTTGATCATCATTACGGCCAGCTCGCCCCAGCTCATCGTCGCAAGGCTGTTCCAATGTAGGCCGATATGCCCGGAGTTAGCGGCCGAGGCCGTAGCGACAAAGGCCCCGCGTCGGTTCGCCTCGAGGCGCGTGGCGTTGTTGTCGGGCAGTCGCTCCTGGCATGAGGCGCATTCGTACGTCGTGCCGGTGCTGACCTTCTGCAAATCCCATGTGCCGGTCTGCTTTGCCTCGTCAGGGAACCTGACCTGTTCCCAGACCCATGGCTGGAGCGTGTCACATCGGACACACCGAAAGTTCCAGTCACGTTGATCGGTGGACTCGTGCAGCTGATGGAACTCCTGCCCAGCCCGTCCGCCCTGGGACATGAAGATGCGTTTGCCCATCCAGCCAAAGGCCGTGACGCGCGCGCTCAGTTCGGCCAAGTGTCCGGGCGGCGCCATCCAGCATTCGTCTGCAATTGTATATCGAAGCGACAGGCGCTGGAGGTTGGATTCATTCCACAGGCCGCGACAGTAAAGCGTCATGCGGTCGAAGTCCGTCGTCGTCGAGCGATCCATGTCGTCGACGGAGATGCGGGCCTTCACCGGCGGGCAGTTGTTCCAGACTGGCCGCATGTAGCGAAGGGCGAAGTCCTTAGATTCCGCATCCGTGCTTTGAAAAACACAGGTAGGGCCGGGAGCGTTCGCGACGATGTGGCAAGTAAACAGGCGGGCGAAGAGGGACTTGCCCGACTGGATGCTGGCGAGCACGGTGAGCATCCGCGTCTCAGGGTCGGCCGCGATGCGTAGGGCCTCCGCGATCCACGGCGTGCGCTCGGAGCGGAACGGCCCGGGCATTGGCGAGTCAGGGATGGCGAGCACGTTCTCCTCCAGCCACTCGACCACGTCGCCGGAGTCGGACGGCTTGAGCACGTCACGGCCTACGCGGAGAAGGTCAGTCTTATTCATAAAGCCCCGCCTCCTTCAGGAGACGATACAGCTCGTCGGACAACTCCGACCACTTCCTCGGCTTGCGCCTGAACGGACGCGACGGCTTCGGCATCGGCTTGCGCCTGGGCTTGGGCTTACGCTTCGTCATTGGCGGAGAGGTCGGCCTTCGTCTTGCGTACCCAAGTCTCGAGCGCCTTCACGGCCTTCGCCGGGTTCTCGGGGTTGCACCCTTCGGCCACGTCGAGGGCCAGCTTGTCGAGGCGGTTGACGACCTCGCCCATCAGTTGACGCATAGCCTCCGTCGCTTCCTTCGCGGCGATGTAGTCCTTAGCCAGGATGAGCCGACGCTCCTGCTCTTCCTCGAGGGCGACGAGCGTCTTCAGAGATTGGTTGTATGCGGTTTGATACTTCCCCTGGTTAGGATCTCCGCCCTCCATCGACGCAAGCCACACGCCGCGGGCCCGACCGACGAGCGCCCGGTGCTCGCTGATCGTGTCGGCGAGCGTGCCGTCGTCGAGCTGCGCCGGCGCGGCCTTCGGCGCCTTCGCCTTGCGCTGCTCCTCGCGTTGAGCCCGCCATGCCAGGGCGGCTTCGATGCTGTCCGTGGGAAGGCCTTCGCGTTTGAGCACGCTCACGCGCTGCGGCGTGATGTTCAACGCCGTGCCGATCTCGAGGTTGCTGAGTTTACGCGTCATGGCCGAGTGCTGGAGTTCCCCCGTTTGCTGTTTTGGTCAAAACCTTCTTTTCCCCTCGTAAAAAAGAGGGGCAGGTGTCGTCCAACGCGGCGGAAAACCGCCCAAAAGAGATTCCTTAGGGGGGTTGGCGGACGTGCCGACGCGGATACGATTGAACGCTTTCATATGTAAACGAGGGTCAATCAT